CGAATATTGGCCGAACCCAGCAACCGCACCAATATCAGCAGTCGCACCGAGCAGAGCACCCCACCAGCCTACTGTGGCATTCTTCCAGAAATAATCGGTATTACCTGTAGTAGCTGATCCACCTACCTTGCTAACAGCTGATAAGCCGTAGCTGGTGATACCCTCTACAAGTCCATAACCATCATCACGTGGCAGTGATACAGCCGCCTCATATCCTTCTGGAACCATAGTAGCAGAATCAGAGTGAGAGGTAAACTTAGAAGGATCCTTGCATACATACAGCGTGCTTTCGCTTTCGCCATAATATACCAGAAAATCATCTGCCAGCATCCAGAGATATTCAAAAGGAACACCGAAACCACGGTATGATGTTACCTGGAATACCTTATCTGTGCCACCACCAGCCCAGTTCTTAACAGTATAGGAAACCTTTCCTGTGTTGTTACCCAAAGGAAGCGTAACACCACAAGGTATGAAAGGATTGTATCCGTTGTGGGTGTTCCACTGACCACCATCACAAGAGCATCCAGATCCAAGACCTCCCTGGTGATAGCCCTCATCTGTAAGCTGAGCCGTGTAAGCATCCTGGTTGTACATTGAAGCGTATTCGATACGCTGGAACCACTTGATCGTGTTGTAAGCTCTACCAGCTCCATGATGGATGCCATTACCAACAGCGTTACACCATCCACGCACAGTACTCTTGCTTACTGAGGTACGACCCATACCGATCAGACTTCTGTATGTGCCATCCCAGGAAGCGTTATTGCTGCCACCACGACAATTAGCGGCATTTGCTGAGAATACTGGCAGACCGTTTGAATCTCGCTTCACATTATCGCCATCCCATGTAAGGAAGGAAGCCGATACAGGCTTCTTATTCACATTATCATAAGTAGCGAACCAAGGAGAGATCGTTTGTCGTTCTACCTTAGTGAAACCTGGAAGCGGATACTCACTGATAGCATAGATCCATGATGTACCATTGATCTCCAGACGGAAATAGAACTCTGGAAGCTCCAGCATCACATTACCATCTGATCCATCAAGGATCGCCTTAGCTCCACCTTCTGTTAAGCGAGAATCGTTAGGATGAAGGTAGTACTTAACTGTACCATCCTCATTTTCCACGAAACGCTTCATACGGTTCTGGAGCGGCAAAGTTTTATGCAGTTCCAGGTTGCCCACTCTCTTTAACTTGTAGTCCTTGCTTGTGTTGTCGTGCTGAACACCGTACCACATATCATAAGGGAACTGTGGTTTTGTTCCGTTACCACTACCTAAAATTAAACCCATGTTATTATAATTAAAATACCTTACCAGATCCCCAGTAAACTTCATACTCATCCAGCGAGATAGCACCTGGGGAAATCTCTGTTATCATAGCTGGAGACCAGTCACCAATAGGAACTGGCAAAGGGCTTGCGCCTTTATCACCGATCAGCTTGCAAGTGAGAAGAACGTTTGAATCCATTGTGTTGATCTTCTTCTGGCGAACAAACACACTGAAACTGCTTCCATCCTCTAACTTGAAGCCTTTTTTCAGATCCTCTACCTTTCCGTGTGAAAGGATGCGGATACTCTTTACTTCATCCATACGCTTAAACGTGTTTGATGTTTATAATTCTTATTCTGCTGCAAATATACAAAAAATGCGTATGAGATACGCATCAATTAAGATTAATTATACAAATATCTACCAAAAATCTTATATTACACCTCCTTTCCACATTAAAAGTAGGGCTATGCCCTGGATGATCTGTCCTACCAGACCACCCAGGATCGTAGCCAGGAAATCAAGCCAGTCCCACTTGTCACCGTAAGACTTATCCTTGAACTCCATACCAGCAGCCAAACCAGCCACGAACAAAATAGTAAGCAAGAAGCCACATGGTATGGCATACCAGAAATGCTTCTGCCTGTTACTTTCAGTTATCCAGCTCATTGCTTTTGTATGTTTGTTAAAACATTCTCCAGACCATTGATCCGATCCCTCAGCTCCTGGCGAACCTTGTGAAGCTCCTGGAGATCGTAAGGCAATTCGTACCCCATAAGGGATGCTTCATAACACTTCGTGATCTTGTAGTCCGATCCAGAAAGCTCATCTTTGAGACCCTGGATCTTGCGTTTGTACATCTGAGCATCTGGAACCTTCTCATACTTGAATGCGATATGATCACCAGCATCATAAGGGATGGTTCTAACTACATAGCCTTCTTCACACTCCAGCTTGCTCTCATCAATATCATCCACAGGCTTCCAGCCCTGGATAAGGAGATCCTTAGTCTGATCTTCTGCAGTAATGATCTTCTGGTGGATCTTCCCATCATTCCCCTGGTAGCTCTGGCAGTAGTCTGATACTTCCTTTCCTTCCAGGAAACCGAACTCATTAATCTGACCTAGTAACTTCATAACTTTAATATTTATACATACTTACAGTCCATACATTAGTGGTGGTAGAACCTTTCATCCATATACCAAAGACGAACTCCAGGCACTCACCTTCTCTACAATAATAGTAATCATTTTCACTCGTATCATCGTAGATATGCTGCCCAGACTGTGCTCGAACACGCATTGCTCCAGCTCCCATCTGCTTGAACTTGATTATTCTTCCGTTCTTAGTGTCGTTAGGAAGATATACATCCTTAACTACATTCTTATTACACAATCCGATCACAAATGATACGCTTTTAGATAGACAGCGTTCACTATATGATGAATTATCAGATATGAACTTGGTATTAAGGATCAGTCCACACGCTTTGAGATCCCAGAAATATCCACCGTATGCTGGAGCTGTGCCCTGGTTATCAGCTCTACCATATACACCAGCTACAAGCGTTTCATCAGCATTAAACTCATAAACAGACTTAGATACATTAGCGAATCCGAGACCAACAATAGCACTTCTGTGCGTTCTTCCTGTTGATGCTGATATGGAATCGGTTCCAGCCATGTTAGCGAATATTCCAGATGGTGACATATAAGCTGTACCTGTCGAATAGCTTGGTGCATTCTTTGCAGTAGCCTGTATTACACCTCTGTTTGCATCAAGAGTGATCTTTGCACCCATGGTTGTGTATAGTGAGTGATCTCCACCAGATGTAGCACTCTCTACCTGGATCAAACCTCCCTTAGCATCAAGAGTGATCTTTCCGCTGGATGTTGTACTCAGTGTAGATACGATCTTACCTCCAGACAGGAACCAGTCTCCGATATTAGCACCCTCAGCCAGAAGCAAGTTTGTAGCTATGCTCTCGAACTGAGCACCGAAAGGGTTCCACTTGGATGTGTTCGTAGGAGCCACGTTAGAGAAGGTTCCAGCATCGACACGTGAAACGTAATAGATACCATTGTACTTGACAATATCCACACGGTACTGTGTTCCGTAGTAAGTCTTGGATGCTGAATATTCTCCACGATAGATAGGAGCAAGGCTATAGCCATCTGTTCCGTCTCTACCGTCTTTTCCATCAATACCATCCCTTCCGTCCTTACCAGGTGTTCCTGGAGCACCATCCTTTCCTGGAGTGCCAGGAGCACCGTCTTTTCCGTTGGTTCCGTTTGTACCATCCTTACCGTTTGTACCATTAGTTCCATCCTTACCATCCTTGATCACAGGAACACGTTCTGTGTCATAGACGTTGCCAGATCCATCCTTAAGCGTGAAATCCACCCATGAATCAGAGCTTGACACATTGATCGTGATAGACTTCGCCTTAAGCTGTGTCGCTGTGCTCTTGGATGATGCAAGACCTACCAGATACAAGTCGGCAGTGTTTTCTGGAGACTTACCACCAACCTGTTTCATCTGTTTTGCAGTGATCTGGGAAGAAGATACATTTCCACTCTTATCAACCTTGACACTGGTACATGATAGCTCTAGGTATCGTGATACAGCATCCGATCCATCCTTGCCAGGATATACCTTTGCGATCGTATATACAGCCGAATAAGTAACACCATCATAAGTGCATGAGATAGTCAGTGTAGCCTTATTGCTACTCATAGCTATGCCTGTAGCCTTTCCTGTAGTAGTACTGAAACTACAGCTACATCCGCTTGCTGAACACGAATAAGATACACCAGACACTACAGAGGATCCCTTATAGAGAGTAGCCTGGGTTCCCTGGATGGATCCGATCACCTTACCGCTTGAATCGCAAGTAACGGTTTCGTTCTCGTTAGAGAGATCAAGCCTACAGGTTTCTTCTACAGCTTTGGCAGTAGCGAACATCCTGTTAGCAATATAAGCAGAGATCTCAGCATAAGGAGCACTGGAAGAATCAGAGCTTTGGATCATCTGAGCGTAACCTTGTGCCATGCCAGGTATTCCCAGGAATGCGAAAGGATAACGACCCTGTGCCCTGTTATTGAGATCAGTTCCACCACAATACTTAAGAGCATCTATCAAGCTATCATTCCAGGCAACAGCATCATAGCTCACCAGGCAGATGAAACATTCAGAGTTATATGCCTTGATCTTTTTGGCGAATGCAGTCAGCGTGGAATCTACATTGCTGTATGTGTCACATTTGTACGTTTCCAGCACAGCCAGAGAAGAACGATCCACCCTTACCAGGGTTAAGCCTCTGGTGGCACAAGTGATCGTCTCAGTCTTAGTTCCGTTGTAGATCGTAACCTGTCCGTCTGCTATCCTGTTCATGCCTGTACCCCTCAGATAGATATACTTGGAATCAACACCATCAACACCATCCTTGCCAGGATCGCCTGTAAGCCTGGTGTAACGTGCCTGTGATTTCTTTCCGTTGGAATCTACCTCTACCACCTTCATCCAGAGATAAGGATAATCTTTGGTAGTAGCTACAGGCGCATCCGACCACGTTGTGTAGATCCTTGGTGAAGTGAACACATCCTTAGTCGTGAGATCCTTGGAAGTGGCGAATGAATAATCTGTGTACTTTCCGTTTGTACCAGCTTCTCCCACGATCTTGCAAGCCTCTCCCCAGGTGTTGCCAGAATCGGATGATGTTTGCATCCATAGATCGCCAGTCTTGAATGATGTATGCCAGTTCTGCTTGTCGGATGAATAACGTGCCATGATCGAAACTCCATCCTTGCCATCGTAAGGTGAAATACGTGTAGGCACACTCCAGTTAGAAAGCAGCTTATCTGCCTTATCCTGGTACACCTTGATAATATCCACATCAGCCAGAGCACCATTGACCATCCTAAACTCATCATAGCAGTTTTCGCTTGCATACATATTGCTATCATAGACCGTGAAACCGATCAGCTTCTTGTTAAGAGAAGCCGTTGCCTGTCTTGCACCGTTCAAGAAACATGATACGGTGCGATCACTGAATCTGAATGCCAGGTGCATCCATGTTCCAGGCTTCACATCCATTTCCTTCATATTGAGAGTGAAGGCAGCATCCTGGATAGCCCATCCGATCTTCTTCTGATCCGTCTTGAACCAGAAGAAGATTGTGAAGTTCTCCCCAAAAGGAAGATCATACTTAATTCTCAGATCTGAATCATTTGGAAGGCTCAGAAATTGGCGATCTCCTTCTGTAACTATGGAACCGCCAGAACCTAGTTCTGTGGAATAGTTACCAGTTATATCCTTGCATCCATCCTTAGCTGTGAAAGGTATATGGCAATAGGTTTGCTCTACCAGCTTACTTTTCTGTGCCATACTCATCCAGAGATATTCCAGTTTGCCGACACTTGGCATCTGGAGGCTCCATCCTGTAGGCTCCAGGGCTGTAGCATCGAGAGTAGGAGGCTCAACTGTAGATCCGTTCTTTGCGTACCGACATTCAAAGTAGGAGCTTGCAGCAGCATCAACACCGCTGTTTCCAGCTTCACCCTGGATCAGTGCCCAGGTGTATCTCGTAGGATCGCTGCTATCCATTTCCTCGAAGTCTGTGTACTGCCCCAGGTACGATCCTGGATCTTCTCCATTGTTGCCAGTGAACGACAAACCACCATCGTTGGAATACTTGAAGTGGGTGTAGCTGGTTCTACCATCCTCACCAGGTGCGCCTGGTGTTCCCTTCTCACCATCCTTGACGTATGGCATTGAGATCTTAGTTACGATCACCTGGTTTGTACCAGTCAGAGCCACCTCCAGGCTCATATTCGCCTTAAGGGATGTTTTCAGATCACTCAGCTTGTATGAGGTATCAAGCGAGATCGCCTTAGATGTAGGCTTTCCTATGTGATCGGTTCCATATCCAAACAGGGTTAAGGAGAATCCCTTTGGAAGGGATGTTAAGTTCTCTGTGTTAGAACCAGTGATCTTGTTAAGCGACACTCTCAGAGAATCGCCAGCCGCCACCATTGTATCTGAATAGATGCGAACACTAGGAAGAATCTCATACATCACGGCATCCTCGCCCTTAGCCTTGACACCTGTGTTTGTGGCTCCTATCCACCAGTAGCCATTCATAATGTAAGGAGTATCGCCAGCATCACCCTTGATACGACCGCCATTCTTCCACACCTTGTGAACATCATCCCAGCTGTATAGATCACCAGCCACGATATAAGCATCACCAGGTGAACCTTTAGGATGTGCAGCCTTAAGCTCTGCCTCGCTGTCATAGGATCCCAGGATATTAACACCCTTACCATCCACACCTTCTGCCTTGATACCTGTATCTACAGATCCGATCCACCAGTTTCCGTTATCTCCGATCTTTGGTGTTTCTCCAGCTTCTCCATCCTTACCCTTGGCAATACACTGCCAGTAGGTTCCAACAGTAGGAGCATATCCCTTAGTAGGTTCGCTGTAGATGTATCTGTATGTGGCTGTCACACCATTGTTCGTGTAAGTAACTTCATCTCCTTTGTAGTACACATAAGATGCGTTGTATTCGCCACGGAATACACCGATCTCAGAAGAATCTCCAGAGGTGGATAGGAGCCTTACGTTATGAAGCGTGATCTGTCCTCGTTGCTGAACGTTGTAGTCTATGTAAGACTGCTTATCTCCCATTCTGAACTTGTTTCCATCCAGATCCAGGTAGCAATAGCCATCAGAAGTAACGATCTTACCAGTAGTGATCGTGTTGCCATTGATACGTGTGAATCCGTATGTAGTTACAAAGTCTCTCCAGCTGGCATCATACACAGAAGAAAGAACTCCCACCTGGAAGTAGTAGTTATTCGGATCGGATGTAGGCTCAAACTTAAGCTGTTCCTGGGTTAGATACCAGGATCCTGTATCTCCTTTCTTTGAGCACTTGGCAAAGAGATAATAGCCTCCAGCCTCTGATAAAGTAGCCTCCAGTGCAGCTATCTTCCAGTACCTAATATCCGTGTCTGAGATCGAAAGATGGCAAAGCGTACCAGATGTAGCCTTGAAAAGGTTAGGATCACCACCCAGGTTCGCTTGCATGATCACGTCTGCCAGAACAAACTGCTGACTCTTGGAGCCTACAGTGAGCATATTTGTGTCTATGCTGTTTGGCTTGATGTTGTCCGTATCGAAATATCCGTCTGGATCGTAGATCATGTTCCTCAGTTCCTCTGTTGTTCTCCAGCCATACTTTGCCCTGGTAAGATCTTTCAGACGGTTCGCCTCCAGGATCGTGTCGTGCTTCTGTACGTTGATAACAGCCTGGTTGATGATGCTGATAGTAGCCGTATCGGAAATAGTGAGAGTGTAATCGTGTCTCAGTAACAGGTTCCTCTCAACCTTCTGGATACGGATATTCTTCTCCAGGTTGAAACGTTCATCCTTGATAGGTACGTAATCACCAGGAGTGAAAAGGCAGCTATCGCTATCCTTTGGCATATTCTCAATAAAATAGCTTCTGGAGAAGGTAAGCGCATACTGTGCCCTGGCTTGTTTAGCTTGCAAAAACTTGTCATACACATAAAACCAAAGATCTTCCTCAGCATCCTCTATGTAAGAATCTGGCATGATTATATCCGTGATCTTATACTGATCTCCTTCTCTGATCTGGAAGGCTGTGGTGTTGCTTGTAGGGAACGCAAGCCCACGTGCATCCTTATATGGCTTAAGGATGAATTTCTTTGCGCTGTGATCGTAATCATGTAGCTCAAACTCACGACCAGCCAAACGACCTGTGATAAATGTGATCTTGGCAGAGGTTCCATCTATGAGGTATGTGGTTCCATTACTGTTTGATGCTTTCAGATCGAAGTCCATTGTATCATCCATGAAGGTATAGACATCATCCCCCAGAGCTGTCACTTTTCCAGTTCTCTTAGGATAAATATCATCGTTCTGGATGGCATCTTCCTCCACCCCGATCTTCTTGCTCAGATCCGTATCTTCTATGTATCGCTTATTATCATCTGTGCAGCCTATCTGCATCGTTCCAGCTTTTACGACCGTACCATCAGATAATTTATGATCATGCTTATTCAGTCTTTGCGGATAAGGAAGCTGGAGCCTTTCAGAATAATCTCTGTAGGCTGTTGGAATGTTATTGGTTCCACCTTCACCATACATTCTTGTAATGATCGCCTTATCATCCACCTTACCTTCCACCAGAGTGAAAAGACCATGCCCACGTCCCCACTGGAAGTATTTCTCACCATTCGGTGGAGTTACTACAGATCCGAATTTGCCGATCTTGATATGATGGATACCATCCTTATCTGTAGTGATCTGGAAGTCCACATCAAAGTCCTTGCATTCGTTCTGGAGTGTCTGTAGGCAGTTCTGACATGAGAAACTTACTGTCTTAGGCTCAGTTTCTGGGCAGTCCTTATCATCAAACACCCATTCGCCAGGATAGTCTCTGTTCATGTTGTAGATGATCACCTTCACGAAATCCTTAATGGAATAGGTAAGATCGAAGGTTAGAGAGGTGGATCTTCCGTTTACGTCTGTATCACGGAACATCACCTTCATAAGATCATAGATGCAACCATACAGAGTGATAGAGTAGTTATACTGATCCTCTGAATTTTTGGTACGATCCACCGTTGTACGGATGGTGTACCAGTCGGAATCTATCTTGATCTTATCGCCCTTCTCAAAGTCGATCAGAAAGGTGGATACCACCTCCAGTGTGACGGTATCATCTGCCATGAGTGATCGGCTCTGCTGAGCTGTCTTGACGGCACAGAAAGGAATCCTCTTATTCAGAGGAATCCTTGTGCCATTACGTTTGATTAATGTAAATTGTCCCATATAACAATATCGTTAGTACTGAAATCAGTAATATCCTCGATCACACCAGCCATGATCACATCGTACTGTCCTGGCTGTGGATAATTGTGTACCAGGTGCTGCTTGGATCCAGACACGTTAGGTGTCATACTGCCATCGCCCCAGTAAATATCAACCATCTTATAACTTGTGAAGTCGATAACACATTCAGTGTTGGCTATTGAACCTATGTGTCTGAGCACTCGCTTAACAGGGTTGTACTCTACCAGTTTCAAAGTGAAGGTTCCAACCATCAAGCCCTCGTTATACTTGCCCCAGGTTTTATCTGGATCGGCTTCATCCTCACGTGTGACCTCATACACAAGAGGCTTGGCATCACCATCATACTCACATACGAAACGCTTAGTACCACCTCCCTCAAACTCGTTGAAGAACTCTCTTACCCTGGTAACAAACTGGGATCTGCTGGAAGCCTGGATGAAGCATTGCAGCGTGATTGTCCTGTCCTTGTATCTTGGGTTAGAGGTATCCTTGACTGTTCCGTGGTAATCGTCCCAGTCCACTTCCAGACTTGACTTTTTAGCAAGACCACCAACCAGACCAGCAGACTTAGACACCTCCACGGCAAAGTCCTTGAAGTTCTTTCCGTTGATGTAATACTCTACATCCGTCTGGTAGTTAGAGGCAGCTCTGATCTCAGTGAAAGACATAGCCTTGTTAAACACTTTGAGATCATCCACCTGTGCCTCACTGCCAGCCAGGTTGAAATCATTAAGAGTGAAGCCTGTAGGAGATCCGTCTGGAAGGCTTACCACATCCAGGAGCTGGTTTCCAGCATATACCTTAAGTGTTTTGCCTTCCTTCACGAAAACTAACTGGATGTAACCAGTCGTTCTGTTCGCCAGAGATTGTTTAATGAAGCCCTGTCTGTAGTTCTCCAGTCCGCTGTAATTAATGAGCCATACAAGATCTGTGGTACTCTTAACATAGCACATGAGAGTGAAACTTCCAGAGAGCGGAATCGCTGTCACTGTAGAACATTCTCCTGTGAGATTGAGAGCCAGAGCCTTGCCGTGTGCTGAATCCTTAGTGAATCCAGCACCGTTAGAAAGCTCAGCATCGTTCCTGTACTGAGAGAAATCATAAGCCTTTGATCCTTCTGGATCATCGAAAGGCAGATAAAGAACCATATTTGTATCCATAATCTTGATGTTTTAGGCGATCCCCTGTGATAGGAGAGAGCCGTTATTTTGAAGTTTTTTAAAATCGTTTCTTAAGCCTACCATTTCCTGGTGGATCAGTTCTGTATTGTGAGCTGTCTGGGCTTGGTAGATCAGCTGGTTCCTGGCTACCTCTGTAAGATCTGCCAGGTTGATGTTGGTTGCATTCATTGCACCAGCGATCTTTGAGCCTGTTTCCTCAGAGAGTGAAGCCACGGCTCCCTCCAGTGAACTCTCATCCAGAACATCATCAGCTGTTTTAAATTGCTCATTGATCTTCTGAGCCGCATCCGTTGCGCCCTGGATGATGCTGTTCTTAAGGGAATCAAGTGCCGCCTGTTCCTTTTCTGTGATCGTTGTGCCACCATCAGAACCATCCTTCATGGCATCAGCCCACATATTGTACCACTTCTGCAGTTGATCTTTATACTGGGCTTTATACATCTGCTGGATCAGAGATTTGCGCATCAACTCAGAGAAGCTGTTAGATAGGTTCTGGAACTTAGTCTTTGCATCTGCATCCATATCCGTAAGCATATCCAGAAAGTCATCACCAACAGAATCAAAGTCCACACCAGTAATGCCTTCATTCAGAGTTTTAAGAAGCTCATCCTGGGCATCCTTGACACCTACCAGATCATTCAAGTAGTCTTGTGTGTCCGAATCCAGTTTAGCAAAGAAAAGTGGAGCTTGCTCCTTCAAAGTCATTATCTGTTCGATAGTGAGATCAAACAAGCCAGTCATACGACCACTTTTAATGCTGTTCAAGATCTGCTGTGTGATATTATTCTCCTTAGCCCATTCATCCAGCTGTCCCCAGGCTTCTGAACTCATATTCTCTCGCTGCTTAACACCATGAGAGGCTTTTGATCCAATACCCAGGAATCCCTTGCTGGCTCCAGAGTTAAGGTAGTCCTTACCCATCTGTCTTGCAGCATCGGCTTGCTTGTCATACAGGCTCTTGGCATACTCGTATGAGTTCTGTGCGTTCTGGGCATCCAGAGTGGAAACAAGTTCCTTCTGCTTGTCGATCACATCATTCAGAACCTGGATGTAGCTCTTATACATTTCCTTTGCCTTCTGATAAGCCGCTTCACCATCATCATCTGAGAAGATGGAAATGATCTTGCTGGCTATCTGGTAAGCTGACGAAATGATTGTGAGGATCACGGATGCTTTCTCCAGAGTGCTTATCGCCTTGGATGAAGCGTTTGCCGCTGTCTCGAAGCCCTGGATGGAAGCCATCGTTACTGATCCGATCTGACCGACCAGAGAAACAACCTCACCAACAGTGCCACCGATCGTAGAACCAACTTGATCCAGGTTGTCACACAGCTCCTTGATGGAACCAGTAACGCTTTTCTCAGCTGCCTGGTACTGCCTGTTCTTCTTGATCTGCTTATTCTTTGCCTGTCTGAGGTTTTCAAGTGCTGCCTGTTCCTCTTTTGATCCCTTACCGAATTTAGTCTGTGCCTGGGTAACTCGCAACTCTGCCTGTCTCAGTTCCTCATCGGCTGTTTTAAGATCCTCCTTAGCCTTCTTAAGGGCTGTGAAAGGGTTTCTGTTGTTGATCTCATCAGTAAGTGCCTGGATGGTGCTTGTGTACTCCCTCAGATCTTCTGGGTTCAAGCTCTCAGCCGCTGTTTGCTTGGCACTCTCAAACTCTTGCTTCAACTTCTCCAGGGTTTCTACAGATACTTCATTCAAGTTCTCAAATGCCTTGATGTAGTCTGGATCTGCCTTAAGCTGTTCCAGATCTACAGCCATAAGAGATTTACCCTTAGCCGCTGTAGCCTGTGCTATGGCTCCAGTTAGCTTATCCACCTCATCGGTGTTGCCTGTAGCCTGTGCCTTGGTTCGCTTCTTCTCCAGGAGTGAAATGTCCGCATCAAACTCCTTTTCGATAGCCAGTCGCTTCTGGGTGTAGTCCTGGTATTGCTCTACCATTTTAGCCACCTCTTGATCTGCTGACTTCTGCTTATCCTCCAGGAACATTGCACCCTGGAGTTTATCTTCTGGGTTCAAGCCGTAGCCTCCATTACTCAGCTTATCCTTAGCATCAGCTATAGCCTGGAGTTTTTCATCCAGGGTGGAAGCCTTGGAGATTGCAGCCTCCACGCTTTCTTTGAAGGCATCCATAGCAGACTTAACTCCCATAAGCTCATCCCTCTGAACCATAAGGGAATTAAGATTGCTGTTTTCCTCATCAGACAAACCACGCTTAGCCTTGGCTTCCTTAAGGGCATTGATGTGTCCGTTCACCCATGCCAGGAAGGATGTGCCAGACTTGATCAGATCAGCGAATTTCTTATCAGCTACATCCTTGCCCAGGTTCTGCTGCCACTGGTAGTATAGTTCATACTGCTTACGCTTGTAAGCCATGATCTCATCGAAGGTTTTCTTCTCTGTAGTGTTGCCACCACCGCCAGTGTGACCGCCTCCACCTCCACCAGAGCCGCCTTTGTCTCCTGTGAGTGCTGTGAGCCTTGACTGGGCTTCCTGTAGCTCCTTCTGCTTATTTGCGATATATTCTGCCAGATTGTTCTGTTTGACCTTTCCAGCTCTGGCATTCTTGATCTCCTGGTTTAAACGAGAGATCTGTGATCTTACGCTGGCTACTTGCTGTCCGTAAGTCTGGATCTTCTTAGTACCATCATCTGTAGCAACAGTAGTGGTTCTGATCTCAGTCTTTAATTCCTCGATCGTAGCGTTTGTTTCTGCCAGATCCTTTTTTGTCTGGTTCAATTTGCTATGTGCATCACCAGATTCCTTGGCTCCCACGATAGGTGTAGGAATGAAAGCACCAGCGTTGTTATATAGTGTCGTTCTTGATGTATCAGCATTCTTAGCATCCTGTTCTTGCTTCTTCTGCTGCTTTTCAAGCTGTCTTTTTTTCTTGTATGCTGCCTCCAGATCCTCTTGTGCCGCCTTAAGTTTGATCTGCTTTTCAAGCTGTGTAAGATAGGCTGTGATCGCTGCCGTATTCTCATTGATGATCTTACCTTCCTTGGATAGCTCAGCGTTATATCCAGGGATGATCGCTTTCAGCTGTCCGATCAGTTCTATCTTCTTGGAGTTAGATAGGTTCTCATCGTGGATCTGTGCTTCCAGAGCATCAATCTTTGCAGCCTGGGCATTGAACTCATCAGATGCTTTTCTGGTGTGCTCAGTGAGCTGCTGGGTTATTGCGTCCGTTTCTTCCTCAGATCCTTTGAGCATTTCAAAAGCGGAATAAGCGATACCAGCCAGAGTGATGATCCATCCCAGAGGATTCGCCTTAAATGCCTTCCAGAGGTTCTTCACAGCGAGAGTGAAGGTATTTGTAGCCGCTGTAGCTGTACCAGTGACCACCACCTGGGCTTCCTTAGCCGCATTGTCTGCCGCTGTTGCCGCTGTAGATGCTTTGCTGGCTGTTGTCTCCAGGTTCTTCTTCTCAGTATAGAACTGGGTCTGTGCTGCCAGAGCTGCCTTTCTGCTGGCTGCTGCCTGGTCTTGCGCTGTAGCCAGACGTTTTTGTGCGGTCTCGATCTTGGTAGCATCCCCACTTTTCTCAGCCCAGTAAACTTCGTACTTAGCCGCCTCCACACTCTGAGCGGATGCTATAGCCGCATTCTTGGCTGCTTCCAGCTTGGCATAGGATGCTTTTACTTCGGCTCTCTGCTGTTCCAGCGTTGCCTCCGTTGCCTTACGCTTAGCCAGTACCTCTTTCTCCAGAGCCGCACGATATGTGGCACTCTTGGCATTCAGCTCTGTTTTCTGGAGTGACATCTTCTGTTCTACAGAGAGCACTCCCATAGCTGCTGCCTCATACCTCTGGCTGGATGTAGTGAGGTTCAAGTTAGATAAGTATTGCTTCTGTTCTGTAGTAAGGAGAGCCGTAATAGCCTGGATCCTCAGAGTTTTCTTAAGGTTCGCCTGTTCCTCAGCCGTAAGCTCTGCTTGGAGAGAAGCCACGTGTGCCTTCTCTGCCGCTGTCATTGCCGCTGTCTGTGCTGCCACCTCACCTGTTAGTGTAGCTCTGACCTTAAGAAGGGCGATCTTGCTCTGTTCTACAGTATTGTTAATGAGAGCAACACCAGTGAAGCCCTTTGTGGCAATAGTATTCAAGACGAGTGCAGCCCTGTATGATCCATAGGCGATCGCTACAGCCTTCACCATCTTCAATATAGATTCCAGGTGCTCCAGGAAGTACCCAGCCGCATTGATGGCTCCAGCAAAGAGATCCTGGTTCTGTTCTCCCAGATGATCCTGTACTTGATCCCAGGTATCTCCCAGGTTTGAGATCATACCAGTAAGGGATTTCGATTGCTTCTCCATCAGATTGTAGAACTGACCTCCCTCGTCCGTGAGCTTGTTAAGACCCTCCTGAACCTCTGGGAAGCCGATCTTACCCGC